TGTAGTGTATAAAGAGATCGACTGATTCCGTAAAAGCGGACTGGGGAGTGCAATGCTCCCCTTCAGTATTTGGCATTGGCCCGTACGCGGACACCCTTTGCCGAACCGGTTTGGTAAAAGACCTTAGAATTTTTACCACAAAAATTTTTTATATCAATCGATTGGTAGTGTTTTATATTAATTAACTACTACAATGGCTTTTCAATCTTCTACGAACCCAGCACAGCTTACTCAGCTGGGTCAATCTAACCTTACGGGTGATACTCGCGCCCTGTATCTCAAGCTTTTTAGTGGAGAGATGTTCAAAGGATTCCAGCATAACACGATCGCTCGGGATCTGATCATGAAGCGTACCCTGAAGAACGGCAAATCTCTGCAGTTCATCTACACGGGTCGTACCAAGTCTGAGTTCCATACTCCTGGAAACAGCATTTTGGGTGATACCAACGGCGCACCTCCGGTGGCTGAGAAGACCATCACTATTGATGACCTTCTGATTAGCTCCGCATTCGTATATGAACTGGACGAAGTTCTGGCTCATTACGATCTGCGTTCGGAGATCAGCCGTAAGATCGGCTACGCTCTGGCTGAAAAGTATGACCGTCTTGCATTCCGTGCTGTTGCACGCGGTGCACGTGCTGCTTCTCCTGTGTCTGCCACTGGCTATGTTGAGCCCGGTGGTACTCAGATTCAGGTTGGTACTGGCGCTGGTACTGAAGCTGACGCTTACGATTCCGCTAAGCTGGTTGCTGCATTCTATGATGCTGCTGCCGCTCTGGATGAGAAGGGTGTGTCGTCCGACGGTCGTGTGGCTGTCCTGAACCCCCGTCAATACTATGAACTGATCCAAGCTGTTGGATCTAATGGTCTTGTGAACCGTGATGTCCAAGGTACTGCACTGCAAGGTGGTAACGGTATCGTGGAAATTGCTGGTATCAAAGTCTACAAGTCTATGAACATTCCGTTCCTGGGCAAGTATGGTACTAAGTACGGCGGTACTACTGGTGTGACCTCTCCTGGTAACACTGGTTCCTTCGTGGGTGAAGCTCTGGAAGATGCTTCCGGCGCTAGCACTGGTATCAACAATGATTACGGTACTGCTGCTGAGGTCGGCTCCACTTCCTGTGGTCTGATTTTCCAAAAAGAAGCCGCCGGTATGGTTGAAGCAATCGGTCCCCAGGTGCAAATCACCAGCGGGGATGTGTCCGTCATTTACCAAGGTGACGTGATGCTCGGTCGCTTGGCTTGCGGTGCAGATTATCTAAATCCTGCTGCTGCTGTTGAACTCCATGTCACCAGCACTGCACCTTCCGCATTCTGATATTTATTTTGGGAGCCTCTTCGGGGGCTCCTTTTTTTTAATTCCTTATTGAGAATGAGAATCAATGACATTTCCTACCACTAATGCAACACAGGAGCTTCCTGCAGTAAATCAAATCTTGCAGTCATGTGGTCAAGCGCCTGTTACTACCCTAGACCAAACCAACCCGGACGTTGCGATTGCCTATCAGACTTTGCTCGAAGTCTCACGGGAAGTACAGGCTGAGGGATGGTCATTTAATAAGGAGTTTCATTATGACATGACTCCTGACACTAATAACGAAGTCGTTATCCCTAACAATGTTTTGCAGATTGATTTAACTCCCAATGCTGCTAACATGGATAAAGATGTAATCAGACGTAGTGGTAAGCTTTACGATAAAGCTAATCATACCTATACGTTTACTGAGAAGGTAGAGTGTGACATCACCTGGTTGTTTGATTGGGTTGATCTTCCTGTACCTATCCAAGATTTTATTACAGCCCGTGCCGCTACCATTGTTTCCAGTCGTATTGTTGGAGACGGTAATCAATACCAAATCCTACAACAAAAGGAAGCTTTTGCTAGAGCTTCGGCAATGGAGTATGAGTGTAATCAGGGTGACTATACATACTTTGGTCACTCAGGTAATACTAATAGATACACAAGTTACAAACCGTACAACGCACTTTATCGATAAATGGTTGCAGTTACTCAACGGATCAATAGCTACCTTGGTGGCGTATCAAAACAATCAGATGACAAAATGTTGCCAGGGCAAGTCCGTGAGTGCTACAACGGATTTCCTGATGCAACGTATGGTCTAACTAAACGACCAGGTTTTAAACATATCGTTAACCTGGGAACTGGTACCACTTATGATGATGGTAAGTGGTTCTATATTAAACGTGATGATGACGAAGAATACGTAGGTGTTATTAAAGGTTCCAATATTAATATCTGGAACGCAGTTAGTGGTAACGCTTGTACTGTCACGTACGGTACAGGTGCTCAGGCATACCTGAGTGGTGCTAAGACAAACTACAAGATTATCACCGTACAAGATACCTCTATTATTATCAATAGTAGTGTCACTGTAACTGCACAAGCAGCTCCTACGTTTAACCCTCACCGTGTAGCAAGTATTGAGGTTCAGTACGTAACCTCTTCAACTACCTATACAGTTGAGATTACAATTAACGGTGTAACTAAAACTGCTACTTATACAACTCCCAGTTCAGCTGACGTTAATACGATTCTAAATGATTTGGAATCTGATATTAACGCCATGACTGGCGACCACGCACAAATCACAGTTACTAAACTTGCCAACTCTTTGGAGCTTACTAGCACCATTGACATGGACATCCATGCTGAAGGTGGTCTTGACAACAAAGGTTTGACCGTTGTTGAGGATGAAGTGGCTAGTGTCGGTGAGCTGCCTGTTAAATCAGTGCAGGATCGTACAGTTAAAATTGTCAACACTAACTCTAGTGCCGATACATACTGGGCTAAATTTGTAGCACATGATGGTGTATCTGGTGAGGGTTACTGGGAAGAAACTAGAGACCCTGGTGTATCGCCTGGTCTTGATAACTCTACCCTTCCACACGAACTTATTAACACCGCAGTTGATACGTTTACTTTCCAAAAGATTACGTATGAAGATCGTCTTGTAGGTGATGATGAGACCAACTCACATCCCAGCTTTATTGACGAAAAGATTACTGCTGGATTCTTCCATAACAACAGGCTTGGTTTCTTGTCTAAGGACAATGTGATCATGAGTCAGTCTGGTGACTTTTATAACTTCTACTTTAAGTCAGCTCAGACTACTATCGAATCCGATCCTATTGACATTAGCTGCTCTTCTATCAAACCGACTGCTCTACACGCTGCATTGCCTACGGCTCAGGGTGTGGTGTTGTTCTCTGAAAACCAGCAGTTTGTGATGTTTGCTGACGCTGGTGTGCTTACACCTGCATTGGCTACTATCCGTGCACTCTCTAACTATGAGATGGATCGGAACATCGAACCTGTTGATGTGGGTACTAACCTTAACTTTATCACTAAGACGCCTGGTTACTCTCGTGTCTTTAGTATGGTTACCAGGGGTCAGCAAGAAAACCCCCAGGTGCTGGACTTGTCTAGGATTGTGAAGGAATGGATTTCACCTGATATTGATCAGATGATTTCTAGCCCGCAAAACTCAATGGTTGCAATGGCTGGTCAGTCATTGAATGAAGTCTTTATCTTCCGCTATTATAGTGACGGTAAGGAGAATTTGATGGAAGCTTGGACTAGCTGGTTAATGCCTGGTACCGTACAATTTATCGAGACTAACTCTGATGATATGTACGCTGTTACCAAGCAAGGTGATCAGTTTGTGTTATCTAAAGCTGCACTGAGTCAGAGCCCTGAACAAGCTATTATCGTTAACAACCAGGGTCAAAAGGTTAATCCTAGTGTAGACCTGTATGCAACTGCTTCTAGCGTTGTCTACGACTCAGCTACTAAAACTTCTAAGTGCTACCTACCTTACAATGATGTGTCTTCCTTGACACCTATTATTGTTATTAAGGGTAATACAAGCTCTGGTTCATTTGTTGAATCAGGCTTTACGGTTACACCTGAACGTGGTAGTGACGGTACTGGTCCTTACTTTAGTGTAGCTAACAAGGACTTGAGTGGTGTTGCATCTGATGTTATTGTAGGGTTTAAATACAACTTTGATGTTGAACTGCCTAGAACTTACTACAGACCTGATCCTAAGATCTCAGACTTTACTGCTAACCTTACTATTGCACGTATGAAGTTTGCTGTTGGTTTGTCTGGTATGATGAGCTTTAAACTGCAGCAAACTGGACGACTGCCTTATGAAGTAGAGTTTACTGGTGATGGTTCTACTACTACTTATACGTTTAACATCCGTGACCTTGACTATGCAGATAGATCTGATGTTAAGGTGAGTGTTAATGGTATCAGGACTACAGACTTTAGCTTTACTAACGACACCACAATTGTGTTTAACAGTGCACCTGCTAATAATGCAGTAATTAAGTTCTTTATTCATGAGTGGTTTAGTGTTCAACCTGTAATCGAAGCTAATACATACTTAGCCAATGACGTTCCACTTGATAATGAAAACGTATTTACTATTCCCATCCATCAACGTACAGAAAATTTTAGATTAAAAATGTTTAACAATTCACCGTTTCCTGTTGCAGTTAATGCAATGATGTGGGAAGGTAACTACACACCACGTTTCTATAGGAGGGTCTGAGTATGCCAGCATTATGGGCTGCCGGTGGTGCGCTTATTGGTGGCGGTCTTAGTTTCTTTGGGGCTCAAGACTCAAACAGACAACAAGAGGCAGCAGCCGCACGGCAAAACGAGTATAACAAAGCAATTTATAAATACCAGTGGCAAGAGCAGAAATCACAGTATAGGTATGCTAAAGATGGTCTTGAAATTGCAAAGCGTAATAATGAAGCTAATCTTCAATTTCAAGAAGCCCAAGCATGGCAGCAATACAATTACCAAATGGGGATTCGTGATTACGAATTTGCCCAAGCTAATCGTGTATATGAGTAGTCAGTTTCTCGTGCATTACAGCAGCAAAGTTTTAATGAACTTGCAACACGAGCTGCCAATATCGATCAAGACAGGTACTTGCATGAGCAGCTAATTAGCCTAGAATTACAAGAAACTGAATCACTCTTTGATTACGCTGCAGCCGTTGCTGGTGTTGGTTTGAAGAAACGTCAAGCAAAAGCAGCAGCA